ACGTTATGTGAGCTGCTGTCAATCGATACGATGGCAGAAATGCGTGATATTTTTTTGCGCTAAGTGTTGACAAATAGCCAACGAAAGGAGGGCAATATGTACGGATTCGTAACGGTACCGGAGTTCAGTATGCTAATGGGAATCAGCGCTGATACGGTATACAGGTTAATCAAGAATGATGCAATCCCTTACTACAGGGTCGGGCGGAACATCAGAATCAGAATTGACGATTTCAGAAAGGGGCGTGAAACAGACTATGAAGAATTCCAAATTCTGGAAGAAGATTAAGGCGTTCCTCGAAGATGAAGCGGCTGAGGAGTACAACGGCGACACGCTGGGAATGTACATCGGAGGCACGATTGGAACACTGATGATGGTAGCAATGATTTTGTGGGGAGGTATGTAAGATGATTAAGACCGATGAGTTTGGCGTGGTAACCGTTGGAGGAATGATTGATAGCCTGTTCTCTGAGTATGCAGCCGCTGGAAGGGCAATTGCTAGAGGTGCAATTGCAGAAGGATACGACGAAAGAGTACTGAGAGTGGTGTTTGAAGCCTGCTTCAGCATGGTTACGGAAGTATTGGAGAAGGAGGAAAAGTAATGAAAATTCATAAGGAAATCGTATGGAACAAGGGTGAGAATCCAAAGAAGGATGGCGAATATCTGTTTATCCAGTTCTGGAGTGATGGTTCGGTCACGTATGCGGCAAAGCTTGGTTACACAGTCCTGCATGGATGGAACACACGCTCCGACGAATACGCACATTCATTTGGGCAGACACCGAACAACGGAGATTACGCATGGGCAAAATTGCCTTTCTAAAGCGAAAAGCCCATGCCGGAGCATGGACTAATCGAAAGTATAACTTGATTGTAACAACTTAATTGTAACACAAGGAGAACAAAAATGAAATACGAATGCGAAAACTGCGGAGCCTTTTACTCCGATGAGGACGTCACTGAGGAGGGCGAAATGAGGGAAGATTGCTACGGAGTCAGATTCTGGGCAACCTTCCACTACTGCCCTTGCTGTGGCGAGGAAGTAATCACGGATGAGGACTACGAGGACACCGAAACCATTGAGGACATTAACAAGTCGCTGTATAGCGAATGGATGAGACAAGCATTTTAGGAAGGAGAACGAAATGGAACTGAAATTCCGAAAACTTAAGGCAGATGAAATCGACTGCCGGGTCCAGCAGATTAAGCCTAACGGCTTAACGCTGCTGCTGTATAAGGATGCACGGTGTGACCAAAACATTCTTGACGAGACGGTCGGTGCGATGAACTGGCAGCGACACCACAACAGGGACAACGCTAACTGCATCGTGTCCATTTGGGACAGCGAAAAGAACCAGTGGGTTGAGAAGGAGGACACGGGGACCGAAAGCCGGACCGAAAAAGAGAAGGGGCTTGCATCCGACAGCTTCAAGCGTGCCTGTTTCAACTGGGGCATCGGACGGGAACTGTACACGGCGCCTTTCATCTGGATTCAAGCCAAAGACTGCAGCATCACCAGAGACGGCAAGTGTTACGACCGCTTCGAGGTCCGAAACATTGGCTACACCGGCGACAGAATCACGGCGCTGGAAATCTACAACACGAAGACACGGGCGGTTTGCTTCCGAATGGGTAACCCGACAACTGAGCCGAGCGAACCGGAAGAACCGAGCATTGCGAACGAACGTATCAAGCCTCATGAGGCAAGAGTGATTAAGCGGATGCTCGAAGAGTCCGAATCGGACATAGACAGCTTCCTAGGCTACTACAACGTAGAAAAGGTCGAGGACATGTCCGAGGCTGATTATGTGGATGCCAGCCGGAAGCTGAACAAGAAGCTGGAGGGGATGAAGCGATGAAGTCAATCATGCAAGGGCAGAAGCGCTGCCTAATCTGCAGAAGTCCCTATGTTGAGAAGCACCACGTGTTCGGAGCAGCCAACCGGCGAAATTCCGAAAAGTACGGATTGACAGTTTGGCTTTGTCACAAGCACCACAACGAACCGCCGGAAGGAGTTCACTTCAACCGGCGGTTCATGGACGAACTGCACGAATGGGGTCAGAAGCAATTCGAAACCTATTATCCGGCGGAAAATTTCACCGCCATATTCGGAAAAAACTATCTGGGGGCTGCCGATGAAGATTAAGGACATCAAACTGGAAAACTCGCTATGGGGTGCACAAATAACCATCGTGAGCGATGACCGGCAGGAGCTGCAACGTATATTTGAGAATGCCGGAAAGGTGGACCCAGAAAAAGAGTACACGGTGAAAATCGAACCGAGACGGAAGAAGCGCACATTGGATGCCAACGCTTACATGTGGCAGCTTCTGAACAAACTCGCCGAGAAGGTCCAAAACAGCCCCGTAGAGCTATACAAATTCTTCGTTCGACAATATGGTCAATACTACGTAATTCCGGTCAGAGCGGATGCGAAAAGCGCCTTTTCGGACGTGTGGAGCAGCCACGGGATAGCGTGGTTCTGTGATGATATCGGACCATGCAAGAAAACATTGGGATATCACAACCTAAGAGCTTTTTACGGAACGAGCGAATACGACACAAAAGCGATGGCACGGCTGATAGATGAAGTCGTGGAAGAGTGTAAAGCTCAAGGAATAGAAACAATGAGCAAGAAGGAAATCGATAACTTGATAGGAGGTCAAAAGAATGAATAACGTAGTACTTATCGGAAGACTCACGAAGGACCCGGAGCTTGCCTACGGCGGTCAGAACAGAGACATTGCAGTTTGCCGCTTCACACTGGCGGTGGACAGACCTACACAGGACAAGGCGGCTGATTTTATCCGAATCGTTGTATTCCGGAAGCAGGCAGAGAATGCCCACCAGTACCTTGCAAAAGGCAGACAGTGCGCCGTCGAAGGGCGAATTCAGACCGGAAGTTATAAGGACCGTGAAGGAAAGACGGTGTACACAACCGACGTTGTCGCAAACAGGGTGCAGTTCCTTGGTTCGAACGGTTCCAGCGGTCAGCAGAAGCCACAGGGACAGCCGGAATTCGAACCGGTCCCGGATGCATTCGTGAACTGCGATGATGATATCCCATTCTAGGAGGTAGACCATGGCAGATGTGAAATGGATTAAGCTTTCAGTCGATATGTTCAACAATCGCAAAATCCGACAAATTGAATTCATGCCAGAAGGAACATCGGTACTGCTTGTATGGGTGAAGCTGTTGTGTTTGGCGGGGCAGTGCAACGATAACGGTTGTATCTATCTCACTAAGGAAATCCCATACACAGAAGAAATGTTAAGCCAGCAGTTTAACACGCCGCTGACAACGATAAGACTTGCACTCAGTGTTTTTCAGCAGTTCGAAATGATTGATATAGATTCCGATGTAATACACATATCGAACTGGGATGTATACCAAAACACAGAGGGGTTAGAGAAGATTCGAGAACAAAACAGAATCAGAAAACGTAAACAGCGAGAGTGGGAAAAGCAAGCGTTGTTGGTGTCACGTGACATGTCACGTGACGTCACGCAACAGAATAAGAAAGAAGATATAGATAAAGAGAATTATCACACACAGGACAAGGTGCCATGTGGAAAACTCAAAAATGTCTATCTGACACAAGAGCAACTGGACGAACTGAACAGATTGATTCCGTCACAAGCAGATAGCTACATTGAACGGTTCGGTCGGTACAAGAGCATGAAGGCAATCGAAAGCCACGACGATTACGCTTGGATTCGTGGCTGGATGGACGAAGACGAAGCAATCGCTAAGGAACGCCAGAAGCAGGAAGCGGAACGATGGGATGCCATCGTCGAGGAGGAAGCAAATGGTAAGTAATAACCCGACCTACGGACTTTGGAACGAGGGCGAGGACGAAGTCAAAAGCAGCAAGAAGTACGGCGCCAGAGCCCTCGACACGAAGACAGAAGATGCAACACGGGCGAACAAGATTCACGAGTGCATCACCTACCACGCCGATAAGGAACTTCTGAAGAAGGGAATCATCCGAAAGGTGGATGAATAAATCAGTATAAGTTATTTCTACATAAAACAAAAAATCGGTTATTTTGCAAAGGTTGACAAGTCCCGCCCTTCATGGGCGGGCAAAGGAGGAAGATGTGATTAAAATACTGACAGATGAAGACTTGAAGAAGTTGAGTCCGGAAGATAAGGCATTCTTGGCAGGCTTTTGTGCTGCTACCGATAGCGCCGCAAGCTTGCTGTACAACTTGGATGTATACCAGGGCAACTTTGACGTTGACGGCGTGGATATCAACCTTGTGAGATTCGTGGAGAATCACGAAGAGGTGAGGGAAGCGCTGGAGGTGAGTTTGATGCACTGGATGGAAACCGAAAAGATGGAATACCTTACACAAATGATTGAATCGGAGCAGGAATAGCCGTAGAACGGATTTTAAGACGCCCAGAACGGCTCGAAAGTACAGAGCCGATAAATTATACCAAAGACAAAAAATAAACGAAATAGGAGCGATTATGAACGATAGAGAAAAGTGTTTGCGAGAAGCGTGTGAGATTGTGAACGGAGCAAGGAATCAGACCTATGGAAACGTGGAAGATAACTTTCAGAAGATAGCGAACTTGTGGAGCTGCTATCTCGGGTTCGGAGTAGGACCTATCGACGTAGCAATGATGATGGTGCTGCTCAAGGCGGCAAGAGTAAGCACTGGAACAACCCACTTGGACAACTTTGTCGATGTGGCAGGATATGCCGCATGTGCTTATGAGATGGGAAATGAAAGAGACTGGGAAGGAGAAAGCAATGGAAGCAACAGCGACGACATTGGCAAAGTTGATTAGAACCATGAGAACGGCAGAGGGCTTGAAGCAATCGGAGCTTGCTATGGAGGTGTATTCGGACACAAGCTCAATTTGCCGATGGGAACACGGCGAGAACATTTCATGGTTCAAGTTCTTAGAGATTGCGACGGCGCTAGGCTACACGGTGGAAATCGAAGTGAAAGGCGGTGCAGAGTGAGTTACAACTGGACGAAGTACAACAACAAGAAAGTTACCGTGAACGGTCAGGTATTCGATTCAAAGAAAGAGGCACGGCGATACAAAGAGCTCCTACTGCTGGAAAGGGCAGGAGAGATTAAGGACTTGCGGACACAGGTTAAATTCAAACTCATTCCGGCACAACGTGACGAAGCGACCGGGAAGGTGATTGAACGAGAGTGTTCCTATAAGGCGGATTTCGTCTACGAGGAGAACGGGAAAACCGTCGTGGAGGACGTAAAAGGCTTCAGAACGAAGGAATACATTATCAAGAGAAAATTACTTTTATGGGTTTATGGAATTCGTATCAGGGAGGTTTAGGAAATGGAGTTGAAATGGCATCCGATAGAGGATGGAAATATGAAGGGTGTACCGCGTGATAAAGATATAATCTTCACGGTGCTTGATGAACAAACAGGAGAAGTTTATACAGCAATCGGAGAGGTTAGCGATTTTTTCCTTGAGGAGTGCGGACAGGTATTCGTCGGGGTGACAAGTTATCCGGTCGATACAGAATCGCTTAAAGCGTGGATGAAACTTCCCCAACCGTTCAAGCTGAAAGATTGCAACGACTGCCCACTCAATCCAGTGTGCACAGACAAATTCGGTGACATAGGGTCGGAGTGCATGTTATTCAAGGTCACGAAAATCAAGCCGGAAGATTGCCCACTGAATAGATAGTTGCATGTTGAGTAATTACCATTTTCGTGAGGTAACGAAAATGGTTCGTGCTTGAGTTAAATGAGATGGAGGGAATAACAAATGTCTAAACCAACATTGAAGAGCGATACCAGAAAACTTATTGAGCAGTGGCAAAAAGATTTCCATGAAGTAGTAGAGAGCTTGGATGTTGAAAAATACAAGGCGTTCTACCGGATGTATCAGGATAACGTTTACGGAGGCAGACCAATGCCGAAAAGCGATAAGGTAATCATGGCTGCTATGTGCAAGGTGGCGCTTACGCTTACGACAATCTCGGAACCAACGAAAAAGAAGGCTGATGAATGGCTTGAGGCAAACAATTTTGCGAAAGGAATATGGAGATGAGACGTTACAGAATCAGCACCGACAAGGTCCGGAAGCGATTAGATGGCTCGTTCATCTATTCGTTAGACGATGGCGATGTTACGATTGCCTGCCGTGACAGGGAGGTGGCAATATTCCAAAAAGGAAATGCGGTCCGGATGCCACTCGGTCAGCTAAAGTGGCTGCTGGATATGTGCGATGAGCACTACGACAATATCAAGTTTGCGGTTGAAATGTACATGCGGGCGAATCGTGATGAGATAGGAACGATAGAATAGGAGGGAACGAATGACAGAATATGCACAAATTGCGGATGCACGGCTCCGGAAGTTGGGCGAGGCGGAATGGGAAATCAAATCTTGTATGCAGCGGATAGAAGAACTGGAGAATGTAGCTCAATGTTGTGGGTCTTTGAACATCACCGATAAGGTGCAGAATTCTGTCACCGGGAACAAGATGGAGGGGGCTGTCGTGGAGCTGCTGGAAGAGCAGGAGCGATTAAGAACGATTGCTTCTAACTGGGTGCAGCTCAAAAGAGCTATAATATCGGAGCTTGAATCAATCAATCCAACTTATAGAGACGTCTTGACACGAAGATACATTCTTAAGCAAAGCACAGAAGAGGCGGCGAAAGAGTTAAACTACTCGGAATCGCACACCAAACGTCTCAAAAGGCAAGCGTTGGAATGCCTCGGAAGAGAAATTGCAAATCATGATACCAGATGATACTTTCCTTTATGCTATTATGTATGTGGAACATAAGCAGTCCTTTCTCCAAGAATAAAATGAGGAATAGTCGGGAGCGACCGCCGAAAGGCGGTTGTTTTCTTGCAGGAATTCTCAAAAGTATATGGCAATCCACAGCAATCATTGGTATAATCACATTGAATATTTCTTTTATAATCGAAAGTGGAAAACAATGAGAAAGAAAATTATTGCGCTGCTTATGGTTGCTATGGTTGCAACGTTAGCCGGATGCGGTTCTTCCGGAACGAAGGAAACAAAGAAGGCGGAAGAAAAAAAACCAACCTATGAATCCGTCTATAAGGAGTACAGCCAGAAGATGAAGGATGCTACACCGGGTCTGATTGAAGAGTACAAGAAAGATGCTGAGGGTGTATCTGACATGAACAAACTGGCAAACATAAGTGCCAAGAAAACGGAAAAGCTTGCAAACATTTGTGCAAAGGGCGGAAAGAGACTTGCTGCAATCCACACAAAAGAAAACGACGATGAAGAAAAGTACAATGAGTGGATGAACAAACTTACTGATGTATATCAGGATGAAGCACAAAAAATAACAGATGCATATCAAGATAGTATACTGGGATAAAAAATGATAGTCGGGGCGTAAAACCGCTCCGGCTATTTTATTTAGATGACCGCCGAGAGGCGGGTTTTTTATGCAAAAAATGGAGGGCATATGAATAATATTGAATATGTCAAAACCGGAAGCGTGAAACCGTACGATAAAAACCCTCGACGAAACGATGATTCGGTGGAGTTTGTGGCAAATTCGATTAAGGAATTCGGCTTCCAGCAGCCTATTGTTGTTGACAAGGATATGGTTGTTATCGCCGGACATACAAGACTTAAGGCGGCGAAAAAATTAAAGTTGAAAGAAGTCCCGGTGATAGTAGCTGACAACCTAACAGACGAACAAGCAAAAGCCTATAGGCTTGCGGATAACAAGGTTTCGGAAACATCGGAATGGGACTTTGAACTGCTGGACGATGAGCTGAACCAGATTCTCAATATCGATATGGATGATTTCGGATTCGACTTCACGGAAGATGAAGAAGATGAAGAACCGGAAGAAAAACACAACGAAAGAGAACGGACCGGGAACGCTTACAACCTATCGGAGTACGACCGAGTCAATGCGGTTGGGGACTATGATATTCCACGGCTGGACCCGGTAGATTACGTTCCAAAGGACTTGATACCGTTCAACTATATGTTAACAAGTAATGAATATGACAGTGGGGTACACTTTTACGTTGATGATTACCAATTCGAACGCATATGGAATTGCCCGGATGAGTACTTAGATAAGATATCCAATTTCGACTGCATGTTAACGCCGGATTTCAGCTTGTATATGGAAATGCCTATTGCGATGCAGATATGGAACACGTACCGGAGCAGGCTTATTGGTCAGATGGCACAACGAAGGGGGATAACTGTTATCCCGACGGTCAGTTGGTGCAGAGACAACAGTTTTGAATTCTGCTTTGACGGGCTGCCGGAGAGAGCTACACTGTCCGTCTCGACCATCGGAATCAAGAAAGAAGATTATAACTTCGGAGTGTGGAAGGATGGAATGGATGAAATGCTGCTGAGGTTGCAGCCGAAAAGGTTGTTGGTGTACGGCGGAAAAGTCCCATATGATTACGGCGATACGGAAGTAATTTATTACAAGAACAAGACAACTGAACGAATGAAACAGAAGGGGGATGTGGTATAATATGGGCGGTAGAGGAGCATCAGAAAACGGCAGATATTCCGGCGGTGGAACATTAAACCCTGAGGACATAACAAGCATGGAGGACCTTGTCAGCATGAGAGAGGGACTACCGAGGGAAGTTGACGAAATGCTGTCAGTAGGTAAGGACGTTCACGACAAATACGGAGAAGATATTGGGAATTTGGGCGCCGCAACGATTAAGGAAGGTAAAGGCGGCGTTCTCGGATTCTTTGGCGGTGATGAAATCGGAATCAATAAGAAATTTTTGGATTCTAAGAAAATGGATAAAGTCATGGATGAGTCAATCAAAGACGGGTTCCATCCGTCGAGGGGAAAGAAAACAGGGTTACAGGCAGTGGCAGCGCATGAATACGGTCACAAACTGACAGAAGCAGCAGGAAGACGGCACGGAAAGTCGCTGGATGCCATGGCAGATGATATTGTCAAGGAAGCACGACAAGCAACCGGTCATAGAGGTGTCGTTAAAATGGCATCCAAAATCAGCAGATATGCAACGGCAAGCAATGCGGAGGCAGTAGCGGAAGCGTTCGCCGATGTTTATTGTAACGGCGGAAGAGCCAAAAGGGAAAGTATCGCCATTGTAAACGCATTGGACAAGCGTTTTGGATTATAAGGAGGTAAGAAATGAAAAAGAACAGAGAAGTCACGTATTCGGAGCCGGTAGATTATATCCCTAAAGATTTGCGGAAGAAATACAAAATCGGAGAGTTTGCCGATGAAGAGGACGACGAAGAAGAGAAAAAGAAAAGCAAATAGTGAAATACTTACAAAGATAGAGAACCGCAAAAATGGGCGCCTTTCGGCTCCCGTTTTTTGCGTATGGAGAATAAAAATGAAAGTGGTAGAAAAAAGCAGACGTTCACGGTGCACGAAAAGCAAAAGGAAGCAATAGAAAGTGCACTGAACAGCGTGAAAGAAAGTGCTGAGACATTCGGGAATACGAATCGGAACGGAAATAAATTATATGAGGTGATAAAAGAATGGGAGAAGCTAAGAATATTGAGGTAAAGGTAATCCCCGGAAAGATAGCGAATCCTTTCATAAAGCGGCACCATTACAGCGGAAAGGTTGTTAACAACTCTTCTTTGCATTTTGGGGTATTCTATCATGGAAGACTTCATGGAGTGATGAGTTATGGTCCATCGTTAGATAAAAGTAAGGTGATGGGTCTTGTGGACGGGACAGGGTGGAATGAATTCCTAGAACTAAACAGGATGGCGTTTGATGAGGTTCTTCCGAGGAACAGTGAAAGCAGGGCGATTTCTATGGGTATAAAATTAATAAAAAAGAACGCTCCGCAGATAAAGTGGATTATAAGTTTTGCAGACGGGTGCTCCTGCGGTGATGGAACAATCTACAGAGCAAGTAATTTTGTGTTAACTGGGATAAAGAAGAATGAGAATCTCGCACAGCTACCGAGTGGGGAAAAAGTGCATAAAATGACGCTTGAAAGCAATGGCACAAGCCCACGAAAAGAACTGGGCGGGAAGTCATACTACGAACTTACTGGCGGGGTATCAGCTGTGGTACATATACTTTATTGACAAGCGATACAGAAGAAAACTGACCGTTCCGGAAATACCATTTTCACGAATAGATGAACTCGGAGCGGGAATGTATAAGGGGGAGAAAATTACAAGGAGCGAGAGACATATAGACGATTACTGCACGAAAGTTGGTGAAAGTGAATGAGCAGAGGAAATGTGGAGAATCTATTAAAGCCGGACGACCTCACGCCGGAGCAACGCCGAGAAAATGCAAGGAAAGCTGGCAAGGCGTCTGCAGAAGCAAAGAAGCGCCGGAAAGCTATGAGAGAGTCGTTAGAGGTACTTCTTAATCTTGGAATGAGCGAGGGGGAAATCACAGACCCAGAAACGGTTAAATGCTGGAACGAACTCCAAGGGAAGAACATCACAGTGCAAGACGCCGTATTAGTTAAGCAGATTATGAAGGCTGTTAAGGGCGACACGAAGGCGGCGGAATTCGTGAGGGACACCAGCGGAAACAGACCGACCAACGAACAGAGAATGGATGTAGCCGTGGACAATGGGTTCATCGAAGCACTGAACGCCGCAGTTGAGGAAGTAGAGCAATGTTCAAGTGGCAGCCACTAAGTCCGAAACAGTTCAACATCTTCTCATGGTGGAATAGCGGTAGCAAGTATTCCGATATGGACGGAATCATTGCGGATGGTTCCATCCGTTCCGGAAAGACCGTAGCGATGGGAACAAGCTTCATCATGTGGGCGATGGAATCATTCGAAGGGGAGCAGTTCGCCATATGTGGTAAGACATTAGGAGCGCTAAGAAGAAACGTGCTCTCACCGATGCAGAATGTTTTACCAGATATGGGCTATGAAATATCAGAGAGCCGCCTCGAAAACAAGTGGACGGTTAGGCACGGAGACAACGTGAACACCTTCTATCTTTTCGGCGGAAAAGACGAAAGCTCACAGAACCTTATTCAGGGCGTAACGCTTGCGGGGGTCCTATTCGATGAAGTGGCACTGATGCCGGAATCATTCGTGAATCAGGCAACAGCACGTTGTTCTGTAGAGGGTTCGAAATGGTGGTTCAACTGCAACCCGTCAACGCCGTTCCACTGGTTCAAGGTGAACTGGATAGACCGGAAAGAAGAAAAGAATCTTTTGTATTTGCACTTTGAATTGGACGACAACCGGAGCCTATCGGAGCATATCAAGGATAGATACCGGAGCATGTATCAAGGGGTGTTCTACAGGCGCTATATCCTCGGTGAGTGGGTAGCAGCGGAGGGCATTATCTATGACATGTTCAACGAAGACAGGCACGTTACAAAAGAGAAATATAAGCCCGTGGGCGATATTTACGTGTCGTGCGATTATGGAATACAGAATGCAACTGTTTTCCTTATGTGGGCGAAAATAAAAGGCATATGGACATGCATTCGGGAGTATTGCTATTCCGGGCGGGAAAACCTAAAGCAAAAGACGGATGCTGAATTTGTTCAAGACATGAAGATGTGGCTTGACGGCACGATACCGAAAAGGATTATCGTTGACCCGTCAGCCACTTCTTTTATTGCAGAGCTACGAAAGAACGGATACACAGTTAAGCGGGGCATGAACGATGTACTGGACGGCATACGGTACACGTCAACGGCGCTCGGGAGAGGAGAACTGATGTTCGTTCCTGATTGCGTGAATACCATTCGGGAGTTCCATTCTTATATGTGGGATTTGAAGTCAGCGGATGCCGGAGAAGATAGACCCCTAAAGGAGCACGACCACTGTATGGATGCGATGAGATATTTCACGTACACGATTATGAGACAGGAAAAAGTTAAAGTTAAGGGATTCAAAGAGGGAATCTAATGTACAGCAAAAGACCATATGAATTACCAAAGCCAATCACGGCGGACCCGTCAATTCTGGAACACATCACGCCTCAGTTAATTGAAGGGTATATCAATAAGCATGAAAGCAAATTCAAGCGCTATGAATACCTTGAAAACCTATACAAGGGCTTTCACGACGTCTACAGGCAGCCGGAAAAGGAAAACTGGAAGCCCGACAACAGACTGGCGGTTAATTTCCCCCGGTACATCACTGACACCTTCCTAGGATATGCCTACGGCGTGCCTATTAAGTGCACTGCACCGGAAGACTCAGAGGATGAACGACTGGCAGAATTCTACCGCAACAACGAAATGACCGACCACGATTCGGAAATGGCGAAAATGTGCTGCATCTATGGGCACGCTTGGGAGTTCTTTTATCAGGACGAAGAGACAAACACCAAAGTAGTTGCATACAACCCGAAAGACCTTTTTTGTATTGTCGATGATACAGTGCAGCGCCGGGCACTGATGATGATTCAGTACGGGCGGCACACGGTGGACGGCGTGAACAATGGCGTGCTTTACGGCATGGCAGCCACGGCAGACACGATTTATTACTTTGATAACGGGAAGTTAACCGGCGACAAAGAGAACCCATACGGCTTAATCCCATGTGTCGAGTGGCGACTGAACGAGGAGCGCATCGGACTTTTTGAGGGCGTGGCTGGACTGGTGGAGACGTACAACAGGACACTGGGAGAGAAGGCAAATGATGTTGATGCGTTTGCGGAGGCTTATTTGGCTGTTATCGGGTCCGAGCTTGACGATGAGGACGTGTACCGCATCCGGGACAACCGAATCATTAACCTTTACGGTACAGATAACGCAAGGGATATCTTGGTGCAGTTCATGACCAAACCAACGGCAGACGGCACACAAGAAAATCTGCTGAACCGCCTTGAAAATCTGATATATCAGATTTCGATGGTGGCGAATATCTCAGACGAACAGTTCGGAAACGCAAGCTCCGGTGTAGCTTTGGCTTACAAGCTGCAGGCAATGAGCAATCTCGCCGTGACATTCGACCGGAAGATTGAAAAGTCACTCAGGAAGCGTTTCAAGATTTGGTCAAGCCTATCAACCAACGTGGCGGATAGGGAAGTGTGGCGGGATATTGATATCAAGTTTACCCGGAATCTTCCAAAGAACCTGCAAGAGGAAGCACAGACCGCTTCACAGCTTGAAGGTATCGTATCGAAGGAAACGCAGCTATCCGTTCTCTCCATCGTTCCGGACGTGAAGAAGGAAATTGAAAAGATGGAAGAGGAAGAAGAGGAGCAGATGCAGCAGTTGAGCATGTATCAGCAGACCATGGGGGCAGTAAATGGCGAAAACAACGCAGGAAATATTTCTAGCACGGACGAAGGAGAACCGGGATTACTGGAGAAGTAGAGAAGACCGACAGGCGGTTGTAAACGAGCATACGATGAAAAACATCGATGCCGAAATTCAGCAGATTTACGAGCGGATGGTCCCGGAAATTCAAAAGGAAATTGAATCGTTCTATCAGAGGTACGCCGATAAAGAGGGAATCAGCCTAGCGGAAGCCAAAAAGAGAGTGTCGAAATTCGATGTAAGGGCTTTTGAGGCACGAGCGGCGAAAATGGTCAAGGAACGTGATTTCAGTGACGAAGCAAACGAGCTTATGCGGCTTTATAACGCAACCATGCGGATAAATCGGCTGGAGCTTCTAAAGGCGGATATCGGCTTGCACATGATAGACGGGTTCGACGATTTGGAAAAGCTGACGGGCGAAAGACTGACCGAGGAAGCCGTGAAGGAGTTCGAGAGGCAAGCGGGAATCTTAGGGAATGGCGTTAAAGGTGCATCCGAAAGAGCTAAAAGCCTAGTGGGGCAGTCCTTCATGAATGCAACATTCAGCGAACGCATATGGAGCAATCAGGAAGCCTTAAGAAACAAGCTATCCACGATACTCACAAAGGGTTTGATTGGCGGTAAGAGCTATCAAAGTCTTGCGGCGGAGATACGGAAGGATTTCAGCGTATCGGCAAGGGAAGCAATGAGACTGGTTCGAACAGAAATGGTCCGGGTGCAGACACAAGCTCAGATTGATTCTTACAAGGCAAACGGATGGGAAGAGTTCGAATTCTTAGCGTACGGCACGGCATCGTGTGAAATCTGCAACGCCCTAAACAAAAAGCACTTTAAGATATCGGATTTTCAACCGGCAGAGAATGCGCCACCTATGCATCCGAATTGCAGATGTAGGACGGCGCCGTATGAGGATGAAGAAGAGTATCAGAAGTGGTTGGATTCATTTGAAAAGGAAACAGGCGGAAAAAGCGCAGGTAACGGGGATGATGGAAGCGGCACAGAAACGAGATGGGTAAAGAAGATTGACTTCTCAAACGTTAGTGCTATCATGAACTTGTTAAACCAATCAAAAGATTATTATCAAAACCTTCCGAATGAGTACGACGTCACCATTACGGCAACTGGAAATGTATATCTATCAAAGGGACTCCACGGAGGAGTGAAGCCGAAGATTGACGAGGATAGAACTGGCGCTTTTTCTTATCACAACCATCCACCGAAAGAAACGAACTTCTCATTTAGTGGAGAGGATGTTAGAGACTTTATAAAAAATAAAGAAGCCTTTATGATGGCATCGGATTACAAGTATCAGTACACCTTAAAGCGGCGCAAAGATACGAAAGACATAGACTACAAAAAAGTAATGGGTATGCATAATAATGCATACACAAAGGCGTTAGACAATCTAAAAAATCGTGGAGTAGAACAGGCGGATGTTGATACGGAAATATTTGATGAAATCATGAATATTTTATCCAAGGAGTTGAATTTAGATTATGAGCGTACACTACAAAGCAGATAAGAATCACCCAGATTATGAAGAATATGAAACAAAACTCGATATTTTGTTTAAACAAAATGCTAAAGAGCGAGAAGGGTTGCGGAAGGAAAAGGAGTACGACAAGAAGCTAAACGTTATTCATCGAAAGTTAATGAAAGAATGGCGAGAACTTTGCGACGAATATAAGCAAATATTCACAATACCGTATATGCCAGAGGATGAGGTGGAGACTAATAGCGAATCAAACGCACTACAGAAATAGCCTTAAAACGCATTTAAACGCTCCATAACCGCTTTTAAATGTAAACTCAATAAATTATATCTATGAAGGAAAATCGCTCATTACAGGGCGATTTTTTATATAACCTTTTTTGGGTGTGTCCAAGCATTTATGACATTAAACTGTATGGAATATCAAGCATTGTGATGTAAAACAAATGGAGGAAATTATGGCAGAAGGAATGAACAATCAGAACACAAGCGCAAACACGGAACCGAATACCGAGCCGAACACTCAGACCGAGCCGAAAAGTGGAGCGGAGCCGGAAAAGAAGTATTCGGATGAAGACCTTGATAAAATCATCGGTCAGAAGTACGCAAAATGGAGCGAAAAGACCGATAAGGCTATCGAGGATGCCAAAGCGGAGGCGGTCAAGCTGGCGAAAATGAACGCAGAGCAGAAAGCCGCCTATGAATCAGAGCAGAAGGACCGCAAAATTGCGGAAATGGAAGCACAGCTGCAGAAAATCGCACTGGGCAAGGTTGCCGGTGAGATTCTCAAGGAACAGGGCATTGATGCTACACAGGACATTCTGGACATGGTCGTAGGCACAACCGCAGAGGACACAAAAGCACAGGTGGAAGCGTTCGTGAAGCTGGTCAATGCACAGGTTGAAATCCGGGAAAGACAGCGGGCGACAGGTACCACGCCGAAATCTTACACCGGAGCGGAACCACTGAGCGAAATTGAACAGCGGATTGCAAAGTACAGGAAGTAAAAGGAGTAATTTATGGCAGGTGAAAACAATAATCAGGCAGTAAGACGTTATACCAAGGAGTTTAAGGACCTTATGCAGGCGGTATTCCAGAGCAGAGCGTTCTTTGGAGACTTTTTCGGCGGCGGTATCGAGGCACTGGACGGAATTCAGGAAAATCAGACCGCATTCAGCGTTAAGACTTCCGACATTCCGGTAGCGGTAGGCACTTACAACACCGAGGAGAACACCGCATTCGGAACCGGAACGGGAAAGTCCAACAGATTCGGCAATAGAACCGAGATTATCTATACCAATGCGGATGTTCCTTACAGCTGGGGCTGGAGCTTCCACGAAGGAATCGACCGGAACACGGTCAACAACGACTTCAACACGGCGGTGGCTGACCGTCTTGAGCTGCAGGCACAGGCAAAGACAAATCAGTTCAACACTCATCACGGAAAGTTCATTTCCGATAGCGCTGCTGAGACAATCGAGGCGGCAGCACTCACCGAGGAAGAGGTTGTAAAGGCATTCAACGCTCTTGCAAAGTACTTTGTTAACATTGGGGCAGTAGGTACCAAGGTAGCAAAGGTTACGCCGGATGTATGGAACATCATTGTTGACTCCAAGCTCATGACTACCGCAAAGGGTAGTTCTGTTAACGTGGACAACAACACCGTGAACACCTTCAAGGGTTTTCAGCTTGAGGTGATTCCGGATGCAATGTTCCAGAAGAACGAGTGCATTTACGCTTACATCACCGGCATCGGTAAGGCGTTCACCGGCATTCAGACTGCTAGAACCATCGAATCCGAGGATTTCGACGGCGTGGCGCTGCAGGGAGCCGGTAAAGCGGGTGAGTACATTCTCCCGGCTAATAAGAAGGCGGTTGCAAAAGTAACAGTTACGGCAGCATAGGAGGTTAATAATGGGATATGTGGTTATTCATCGGTTCGCAGACACGCAGGACACGACCGAGACGAAAAACGGTTCAATTCCGTACATTTATGAAATCGGTGACGAGTTCCCACGAGCTGGAAAGCGTGTAAATAAGGGCAGAATTGAAGAGCTGGCGGGTTCGAAAAACAAGCCGGGCTTTCCGCTGATTGAGTACACCGAGGAGTGCAACACAAAGACCGTGAAAGGCAAAAGGACGAAGTAGTCAGAAAGGCACGACATGGAAGATTTGTTAGAATTGCTCGATTTGCAAGATGCCGGAGACGAACAGAGGAAGAAGCTGCAGACCATTATGGATATTACGAGCGACAGACTGAAAGTAAAGCTGGGCACCGATGAGGTGCCCGCTCAGCTGTCCTACATCGTGACAGAGGTATCCATCATTCGATTCAACCGGATTGGTTCAGAGGGGCTTTCTTCCCATACCGTCGAAGGTGAATCACTCAATTTCAGCGGTGACGACTTCATGCCATATGAAAGCGACATTCAAGCGTGGATTGACGAAAACAAAGGCACGTCGAGAAGGGGGAGGATTCGGTTCATATGAGATTTGACAAAGAAGTGTACTTCTATACCGAAAAGTCGGATTACAACGCTCAGACGGGCGATTATGACCGTCTAGAGGTATCTGAGGTGCCTAGAAGAGCTTCCGTCAACCAAACGGAAACCGCAATGATTCGGATGGTATATGACAGCATACCGCAGGAGTCGTTGACGGTCCGGCTGCAAAACAAATATGAGAAGCCGTTCGACTATATTCGAATCGGAAAAAAGCTCTACAAGGTGGACAAGCGAATCGACTTATACACCAAACAAGCGTTCATTGTTTCGGAGGTACAGCATGGGCGTTGATATTAAATGGGAAGGTCTCGACAAGCTGCAGGACAATCTCGAAAAAGCCGCCACACTGGACGACATTAAACGAGTGGTCCGGCACCAAGAAAAAAATCTTATCGAGACGGCAAGCAAGCACGCCGTGAAAGCAAGTGAGGGCGGAGTTTTTGCAGGTGGTTATTCCGGAGTAGAGCAATCTCTCGGAAACATTAAAAACAATCTGAAAACTGACCTATACGAAGAAGGTTTAGCGGTTGGAATAGGCACAACAGCCGAACACGCCGCCTACGTTGAGTACGGGACCCGGCACATGCCACCGGAGCCATTCATGGAACCGACGGCACGAGAAGCAGGAGAAATGTTTGTTCGAGATTTGAGAAAGTTGATGAAATAATGGATGCACAACAAAGCCTTTTTACAGGATTGAAATTGAAAATTGAAGCACTCGGATTAAGCGTGTATGACGGCGGTATGCCTTCTGAGGATGCGCCATACCCTTTTGTGTATCTCGCAGATAACACGATGCGGGATATGATGGTTAAGGGCAGCGGAATCGGCACGGTATCGCAAAACATCCATGTATGGCAGAACGATTCGAAAAAGAGAGGCACGCTCTCACGGATTGCTGCAGAAGTGATGGAGGTTTGCCGGGAGTTCGAGGCGTACGGCGGCAATGGCTACACATTGCGGAGCTTGAGTCAGAAAATCATCTCAGACAACAGCACGGCGGAACCATTAATGCACGCAATTATCGAGGCAGAATATTACTACAACTAAAGAAGGAGAAGAATTATGGCAACAGCGATTGCAGGAAAGAAAATCATTTATCTTTACCGACTTCTTGAGGATGCATCGAAGGAAGCAGCAAAGCAGATTGCATTTGTAACCGAGAACGGCAGAACGAAGTCGAAGGATGCGGATTCTACAGCAACGAAGGACGGCACTATTCGAACCCCGGCAACAGCGGAGGTGGAAATCACGTGCACTTCCATTTTGGCAAAGGGTGACACCATGCTGGACAAGCTGGAATCTGCATTAGATAATGACAAACTGATTGAAGTATGGGAGGCGAACATGGATGAGCCGGTTGAAAGTAAGACAAACCAGTACAAGGGCACTTATTTTCAGGGGTATCTGACCGAAATTGAGAGAACAGCCAACGCCGAGGACATGGTCGAGGTATCTCTCACCTTTGGTATCAACGGAGCGGGCGCAAAGGGCAACGTAACCGTAACAGACACGCAGGCGGACATGGCTTCCTATGTATTCAAGGATACTACAGTAGGAGCATAAGTTTTAAGCGGGCGGGGGACGATTGTTCCCCGCTTTTGGTATATGGAGGATTAATATGTACGATATTGAAATCAACGGCACATCATACCCGGTTAAGTTTGGAATGAATTTCATTAGAGAGATGAATCAGAGGGTTACTGTTTCCATGGATGCATGGGGCGGCAAAGAAGAGAATGTTGGACTGAATTATTACATTGCAAAGCTCATGGATGGGGACCTTGAAGCGCTGCAGCAGATTCTTTTTGTTGCAAACAAAACGGAGACTCCAAAGCTGAACATCTCCATTCTTAATGATTGGTTTGAGGATGAGAACACCGATATTGATGAAGTGTTTAAGCGGGTGACCGATTTTTTGTCGGAAGCGAACTGTACGAAGAAGGCGTACAGGACCATCAAGAAAGCGGTGGAAGAGCAGAACCAGAACTAAAGTCGTCCATGACCTTTGAGAAGCTGATAGAAAAAATCACGGAAGACTGCTTCCGGTTTTTTGGGTTCCGGAGTTTCGATGAAGTGGACCGACTGACGTTCCCGGAATACGAACTGCTTTGTAAGGCGCACAAGCTGAGCACGGTGGATAAAGATATGTGGGTTCACAAGCTCGCCTATCTGAACTTCATGGCTAAGGCAAGCCGGAAAGCAGGAAAGACACGGACCAAGCCGGTTTATGAAACTTTCGATAAGTTCTACGACTATCAGAAGGAACTGGACAAGGTAGAGCGGGAATACGACACGGAGCGGAATGAAAGGTTCCTTGCTATCAGTCGAAAAATGAAAGAAGAAAGGAGGGAAGAATGAGCAATGCAGACTATATTGTAACCGCCGTTCTAATGGCAAAGGATAGGAATTTTCAAAGTACATTTGAAGCGGCAAACAAGACAACGCAAACTCTCGGGGGCAAGATTAAAAGCGGTCTCGGATTCGGAGCACTCGCCGGAATCGGCGCAAAGGCGGTTGGCGTTGTGGGAAGCGGTCTAAAAAGTCTTGTGTCAGAGCTGGATAATACAAACAGTGCGTGGACGTCTTTTGCATCCAACATGGCTATGTCAGGCATGGGCGACACGAAAATCAAGGAAACACAAAAGGACTTACAGGATTACGCAAAAAAGACCGTTTACACATCAAAAGATATGGCGGCAACTTATGCGCAGCTATACGCAGTTAACAGGAAAACATCGCCAAGCCTAGTTAAAGGTTTCGGCAACGTTGCGGCGGCGGCACAGAACCCTGCGCAGGCAATGAAAACGTTATCCATGCAGGCAACGCAAATGGCGGCGAAACCTAAAGTTCAGTGGGAAGACTTCAAACTGATTCTCGAACAAACACCAGCCGGAATGTCAAAGGTTGCGAAAGCAATGGGAATGACAGCAACAGAGCTTGTTAAGAATGTTCAAGACGGCAAAGTCAAGACAGAAGACTTCTTTAAGGCGATGGAAAAGTTGTCGGAGGATAGCGACCTATCTAAGATGGCGCAAAGCTATAAAACGATAGGGCAAGCGGCAGATGGCTTGACGGCTACACTGTCAGCAGGATTAGCGCCGGCATGGCAGAAGATTTCCGATGTTGCCATTGGTGGAATCACAAAGTTGATGGGCGTTGCAGATAAGGGAATCGGTGGACTATCGCAAATCTTCAAGGGAACCGGAAAACAGCTCGAAAAAACAGCAAATTCCTTTGAACGGTTCGCCGGTACCCTTAGCCGGAACCAAGGCGTGATGGATATTCTCAAACTGACAGCAAAAGCCACGTCAGCGGCTCTAAACGCCCTTCTTAAAGTCATTGAGAAGGTGTCTAACGGTCTTAACAAGATGATTAAGATAGAACCTAGACTTCCGGAGCTTGCTATGGGATTCGGCGCAATCAGTGCCATCATGAAAAAGACAACCGGAAAGGGACTTTTAAGGTCCATGGGTGAGCCACTTGTTAAGAAGCTGACCACAACGGTCAAAGGGTTGAACATCTTCAAGCGGAGCGCAAAGAAAGCCACGGAAGAAGTCGGTGAAACGCTGGCAGAAGGCGCCGCCGGAATGTCCAATGCAGGAAAGGCGGCATCCTCGACAGGGGAAACGGTCGCAAAGACAGGGAACAAGCTTATGCAGGCTGCAACAACTTTTCTTGTATTCGGTGCCGCAATCCTCGTAGTAGCCGCTGGTTTTTGGGTTCTCGCACAGGCGGCAACGACGGTAGCAAATGGAGGACCGGCAACAATCGCCGTGTTCTTTGGCATGATAGCAGCCATCGCAGCCTTAGCGTTTGTTTTCTCCACACTCGGAGAAGGATTAAACCTTGCTATTCCGGGAATGGTCGCTTTTGGCGCCACAATAGCGCTTGTCGGAATCGGCGTAGCACTTATCGGTGCCAGCGTATACCTATTATGTGCCGGAATCGTAAAGCTGGCGGGCGCACTTCCGGCGATTGCATCAACGGGAGTTGCGGCGGCTGGAGGACTTGTAGCACTGGCATTAGGGTTAGCGGCAGTTGTCGCAGTTGCGGCGGCGGCAGGTATCGTGCTTGTTGCTCTCGGGTCCGTGGCGGGCGCTGCGGGTGCCGGAATCCTTGTGTTACTGGCGGCTGGAGTTGCCGTAGCGGCTGTTATGCTCATTTTTGCGGCAGCGCTAAAGCTAGTCAAAACGCAGGTATCGGGCATCGCCTCACAGTCAAAAAAAGCGGCATCCAGTTTGAAACAGATGGTTACAAGTGTGAGTGTCGTTAAGTCCGGATTAGGCGCACTTAAGAGCCTTGCATCTGGCGCAATGTCCGCCTTAAAGAGTGCTTTCAGTTCGGGAGCATCCGGGGCAAAATCGGCGGCGGCTTCCATCGGTAAGAATTTCCGTTCTGGCATTTCAAGTGGAATGAGAGGCGGAGTAAGTGCCGCAAGAAGTGGAATGCACGCAATCAATAGCGCAATGTCGGGAGAAGCCGGGAAGGCTCACACCGTGGGCGTGAACATCGGCAGGGGATTGGCTAATGGTATTCGTGCAGAAATTCCGGCAATCAGAGCGGCGGCGGCAGCAGCTTCAAGCGCTGCAACCGTGAAGATGCGGAAAACGACGAAGGAACATTCCCCTTCAAGAATAACCCATAAGATTGGTGCATTCCTATCAATGGGTTTAGTTAACGGTATGGAATCCAAGAAGCGTGACATTAGCCGCATGGCTGCAAAGCTGGCGAACATGGCTACACTGAGTCCTAGCAGAATGGCATTTGCCGGAGATTATAGCTTGAACGACACATGGGACTATACAAGTACCGCAAACTACGAAATCACGGTGGTGTCCGAGCTTGACGGAAAGGTTGTATCTAAGCAACTTGCGCCTACTATGCAGCAGGAACAGAACAGACTGACCACCAGAGCAAACAGAAGGAGAGGTATCAGATAGTGTACACATTCAGAGATACCACGGAGGTAGGGACTTTATTGTCTCTACCTTCCGAGGCGGTAATGATTAATGGCGAATACATCGAAGATGAGAATTCATCGTTGTACATCGAAGGTTACCGCACATTGTATACAAAAGGCAGGGAAAGCCTAAAAAAGGACCTTAAAACAGAAGAAATCGGAAGCCGGAACGGAACGAAAATCAAAACGACAAGATACCCGGAGCGGGAAATCGTCGTTGGGTTTCAGCTTGTCGCAGAAGATAACGAATCGTTCCGGAGCGCCTTCAATAAGCTGAATGGGATTCTCGATAGAGAAGAGAGTCAGTTCATCTTTCATGATGAAGAGGATATGTTCTTTGTCGGCACGCCATACTTTGAGGGCGATATCGAGGAAGGACGGAACGCCGTAAAAGGAGAGTGGACAATCTACTGTCAGGACCCGTTCAAGTATTCGGTTGATGAATATGAAGCGGAATCTTTCACGGACACGGACGGAAACACAACCATGATGGTTGAGTACGGCGGCACGGTCCCGGCGCACCCGACGTTCAAGGCAAGTTTTTACACGACGAAACCAGAAGTCGATGAAACCAATGCGGATGATACCAGTTATCAGGGTAACGAAGATGAGAAGCTGGGCGAACTGGGAAATTGTGGATACGTTGCGTTTTTTGACAGCAACGAACACATCTTGCAGTTTGGCGACCCGGATATTTCCATCGAGAAGCCGGCAGAAGTGCAGCCTATCAGGGTATCGCAGGAGTTCACACAGGCGGGCAACTTTGGCAGCGCTATACAGCAGCTATGGAAGCCGAATCAGAGCGGCACCGGGTATTCCGGCGCACCTATCGAGGGCGGATTTTATGAAGCATATGGCGCCAATTCCACGCCTTCCGGGACTACCAGCGGGGCGATTATCGGCTATAAGTGGGATGCCAAAAAGAAAACATGGGTTTCAAGTCCAGTGTCTGACAGTTCAGGAAGTGCACCGAGCGTTAAATACAAGATGTACTACAAGGCGACCGGAAGAACAGCTAGTTCGGTTAAGCTCACGGTGGATATTACCGCCGTCGTTGGTTCAGTCAGCGGCAAGGTAAAGAAAAACTGGAAGAAAGCAAAGCTCCAAGCGGTAATCACGGTTGCTGGCAAGAGCCACACCAAGACAATCAAGGCAGGTGGTAAGTCATGGGGTAAGGGGTCTCACAAGGTGCCCTACACATTCACGGTGTCGGATATTCAAGCCGGAACCATTGACCTATCGTGCAAGGTGGAGGTGAAAGAATCCGGAGCCAAAGGGTCAGCGGGAAAGCTGAGTTCTCGGAGCGGAAACACAATCACAATCCCGACTTATACCGACAAGACCCCGACAAACTACTTCTTGAAATCAAGTTATGGAAGCGTAACACAGAGCGGATGGCACGGGGCAACAATCACAAGGGAGTTGCCGCCGGATGAGAACGGAACCAGCGGCGCAGAATTCTACAGCATTGATGCATCGGTAAAGTTTTCCATTGGGACAAGTGCAAACGATGTTACACAATGCGGAATGCTTGAAATCATGGCGCTGAACAAGAGCAATGATATAGTAGCCGGCATTCGGGCGTATAAGTCAAGTCGGGGCAAGAATGCGACTATTCAGTACGTATGGCAGAATGAAGTTGTCGACAAAACGACCACCTTCAACGCAGATAACAAGAATAGCAACCTTACAGTTAAGATTGAGGGCGGATGGTACATGATATCCTACAAGTTCGGGAGCGCCACGAGCGAATTCTACCCGTTCCCAGCTATTTACAATTTCGAGGACACGGACGTTACAAAGGTTGTTATTGCCGCTTACCAGTGGAAGGCACAACCGCCGATGGATTGGTTAGGCGTGAGAAATCTATCGTTTTATGGACGACCAAAGACGAGTGAAAGCACGACAGAAATTCCATTCCAGAACGGTGACATCTTGACGGCAGACGGAAAGACCGCCACGGTAACCATGCTGAGGCACGGAAGCGATGAAGGCACAAATCGCCCTGACCTTGGAGCACTGGGCAACGACTGGGAGACGCTAGTTCTGAATCCCGGAACAAATTCAGTGCACACGTCCTATTCGGCGTGGGCGGGGCAGCAGCCATACATTAGACGTTGCCGGGCGGATGAGGCATATGGAAGGGATTACTACCAGCAGTTGGATGCCGATACTCCATATGATAGTGGAATGGAATATTACAACTCATCCAAAAATCGAGTATATCCGACCGAGGAAGAGTACAACGCTAATCCGACAAGCTATTATCAGTTCAGTGATGCGGGCACGAATCCGACCGTCTACTGCAATTCAAGCGGCACGGAGTACAGCACGCAGCCTACATACGAACAGTGGGCGGCGAATCCGTCGGAGTATTATGTGAGCGAATCAACAGCGCCTAAGTTCTCAATGACATACAGAGAGGTTTTCATATGATTTTATATTTTGCGGATAAGAATTTTAAAATTCTCGGAACGGCTTCAACCAGCTTGTCGGGGGGATACGTTATCACCGACGACACGAAAAAGGAAGAGGTGGAAACAGGCGTTGCAACGCTTGATTGCACGGTAGCCTATACCGACGATACAAGGTCAGACATTGAAAGTTGGTGCAGGGCGGGGAACTACGTATTAGCCTACTACGGCAAAGACGATTCAGCGGATGTGGATATCGTAAACCTATTCATGATTACCACCACTGAGCTGTCTGTATTGGACCATACCATCAAGTTTGAATCGGAGGATTCCGGGCTAGACCTGCTGAACAATCTTGCTAAGGAGTACACCGGAACGGAGCAGATGAGCGCAGCGGATTACATCAATAAGTTCATCGAAAAAACAGGTTTTCGGCTGAGAAATAACAACGTTTCAGCGCTTCCGAAAAAGCTTGAATGGACCAGCACGGATACCGTCACAAAGAGGCTTGCAGACATTGCGGAAAAGTTCGAAATTGAGCTTACCTATGGATTCAGCGTAAAAGGCTTAACCGTGTCGGATAGATGGGTTGATATCGCAGATGAAACGGGGAGAGACACAAAAATCAATCTGTACATCAACAAAGAAGTGAACAATATAACCGTAAAGAATACCATCGAAAACCTAGCGACGGCGCTTTATGCGACGGGAAAAGATAACTTAACGCTTACTGGATTCACGATTCCGGATGCAGACAAGGAGAAGTATCAGATTGACCCGGACGGAAACCTTGTATCTCTCGAAGCGCTGACCAAATGGGCAAGAGTGGACTATTCGAGTAAAGATTCTTTCAGCGGTAATTTGTACCAGAAATTCGAATCATCGGACACGGCTTCACAGGTAGACCTTTACAGGCTGGCAAAAGAAAAGCTGGATTCTATTTCGGATATTGAGACCAACTACGAAGTGGACATAGCAGACCTACCGCAGGGGGTCGGGATTGGTGACCGTGTAAACATCGTAGACGATGCCGGGAACACTTACATTTCCGGTCGAATCCTTGAGCTTGAAACATCTGTCACCGACGGAACGAAGAAGGCTACACTTGGTGAGTATGTAATCAAGGATAGCGGCATTTCGGAGCTAGTGGAGAGTCTAGCAAGCAGTTTTGCCAATCTGTCAAAGGTCCGGGAGCTGTACACATGGATTGCTTACGCCGATACCATCGACGGTGACGGATTCTCATTTTCCCCGGAAGGGAAAGAGTACCTTGGTACTGCAGTAAATCAGCTGACGGAGGAAGCAGGAACGGACCCGGCAGTGTATAAGTGGGTCAAAACCAAAGGCGAACAAGGGGAGCAAGGAATCCCCGGTGAAAAGGGACCAACCGGAGCGCCGGGCGAAAAAGGAGACCCCGGAGAAGATGGATACAGCCCAACGGTAGACCTTAGCACAGGCGAATCAGGAAGCACGGTGTTAACCGTAATCAATAAAACCGGACTGTCAAGCACGGAGCTTAAGGACCAAACAGCACGGAACGATGCTAACGATGCCCGGAATTATGCAGATAATTATATCAACACGGATGATACCGGAACGATGGTGTCACCGGAAGCCGTAAAGCCAATAGCAGCCACGAAAAACAACGTACTCCTTACAGATAAGGATGTTCAGATTCGGGACGGTCAAAAAGTGCTTGCCTCTTACGGGGAGACCATTGACATTGGCGGGGAAAACGAACAGCATGTAACAATCGCAAAAGACAAAATGGCGGTCTACGCCGGAACAGAAAGCTTATTCAGCGTTGACAGCTTCAAAAGCGGCACGGAAATAATCAGCACTTGGATTAATACAGATAAGCTTACGCCGACCGAAGATATCTATCCGGAAATATCAAACAGCATCGCTTTTTCGGTAGAAGATATAAATAGAACGATAGACCTAGACGGAAGCTATAGCTATTCGTATAATTACAGCTTCTATAATAAGGGAGCTAAGCGAGTATGGTTTGAGCTTGAAGGCGGAGGAACCATAACAATCAATGAGGCTGTTGGTGGTAATAGCCTCCATTACGAAGAATTTAGCAGTAGCGGTAATGAGTACTATAACGGCTTCGAACTTGCTACAAGCGAAAAAATTACGAGAAAGGATATCATAGCGCTACGAGCATCATACGATATAGAATTTAATCCGGCTATCGTGGACATTGGACAATATCGAACAAAAGACGTAATCAACTATATGGGAATGAATCTATACGATTTCAAAGCGCTGAAAATTGGCTCAGGAATTGCATCCGAAAACAATAGGAGAGATGCATTTACAGTTGACTTTCTTGGAAATGGTTATTTCGGTAACACGTTGAATGTTGAGCAAGATATCCGTGCTATGTATGTAGGCGCAATGCAAATTGATGCTAATAAGATATCCGCTGAAAACATTTCAGCGGATAATATTACGATGAATATTCTGAGCGGCACAGGGCACTCTAAGGGTACTAAGGGAACAGTGACGGAAGTAAAATGGTCAATGTACGGAAAAGTGGCGACGGTAGAAGCAACGTTTAAGGCGACTAGCGATGTTGCCGCCGGCACGGATATGTGTACAGGAACATTCACCGGCATTCCAGCACCAACCAACAGCGCAAGAGGCGCTGGAGCATACGGTAAAAACCCTATGATTTTCGGTTTCGGAAACACGGGTGTGTATTTTGCACGGAATTGTGGTACCAGAAGCATCGGTAGCGGTAAAACGGCAAAAGGCGTGCTTGTGTATTTGACCGACGGAACCATGCTATAGAAAGGAGCAGGAATGAAATCAGAAAAACAGCTATACCAATGGGATGTGAATCAGTATCTAATAGAGTTGCAACCAACAGCACAGTTTGTAGATTACCCGATGGGTAATGAGGTTATCAGAATTGAGACGGATGGCAAGCGCTGCCGAATCCCCGACGAATTTCTGCAAACTGCCGGATTCAAGACATGCTATGAACGCTATTCCGACGGCACTTACAAGGCGTATACCTTTAACGTGCAATCATCGCCAAAGCCGCCTGATTACGTCTACACAGCGGAAGAGCGCACAACTTTTGATGCGCTTGTGGCTAAAGCAGATGCCACAATCGCAGAAATCAAGCGCCGTGCCGATTCCGGGGAGTTCACACCGGTGAAGGGCGTGGACTATTTCACGGAGGCGGAGAAGAACGAACTGATGGAAAGCGTGTCGACTGGAGCTATCGGCGAATTCCGGAAAGTCGTTGACAGTGCAACCACCGAATACAACGACAACCACAACTTGAAGTTAGCCAAGTACAACGCCAACGCATCCGAGAAGTTGACCACCTATGACACCAACGCCGAACAGCACACCAGCGACTACAACCGCAACGCCGAGGTGAAGTTGGAAGCCTACAATCAGAACCACACCGCAAAGGTGGCAGAGTACAACGCCAACGCCGAAACAAAAAAGGCGGAGTTTGATTCTAACGCCGCCGCCTTGCAAACCGAGGTGGACCGCTTGCGGGGCGAGTGCGACAATTTGGCGGCAGAAAACCGGAAGCAAGAAAACAGAATTTCCGCCCTAATGAAGTTAAATAAGGGACAAACCTATGACATTCTGCCGTAAGAAGGCGAAGCCGCAAGCAGAACGGCACCGAGCGGGGCGAAGTATGTGAGCGTGGACAAGGTGGGCGGAAAAAGTATAGTGTGGAATCAGCTGAACAATCCAGCGGATAACATCAACGTGAAAAAAGGAACAATTAAGGTAAATGATGACGGAAGCATAACAATCAGCGGAACTGTACAGGATGCCGGGAAATACAACGAATTGCAAATATCGCAGAGCTTGACGTTCAAGGCAAAAATGAAATATATGGTGCGTACAAACAAAACGTTGAGAATAAGTGTTAACGGTCACGACAAAGCCACAACTAAAGCGCTATTGTATACGGGCGCAGCAGATTGGACTGGATACGTTGCGCTTGATGTTGCTAATGGGACTGACGTAAATATCGAAAGGCTTTTTGTGCAAGTTATCAACCTTACATTAGCTTTTGGAGCTGGTAACGAGCCGACAGCCGAACAATTCGAGACAATGTTCCCGGCTGATTCGTACCCGTACAATCTGGGTGAAATCATTTCCGGAACCACCGCCGCCGTGGAACTGGAAGGAAAGAATCTGTGGGATGATTCGGACCCGGCGTTCATGCAGGTTCTGCTGAACGCTGGATTCTTGTACAATTCTGACGTTTGGCATACTAATAACGTTGTATACTCCAGCGTTAATATTGGTACAATTCCGCCGCAATCGGTATTATCGTACGACATTTTTTCGAATGCTGGCTTAAATGCAAGAATAGAATTGTTTTCCGGCGAAACCGGAATTTTGCCACGCAATTTAGAATCGACGGGGGAATGGATTCGTCATAAAATCAACATTCCAAGCGGAACGGTCATTGATAGAATTGTTGTGGATTATGCTAGTCGAGGAATGTGTAAAATCAAAAATATCCAACTGGAGCGTGGCACCACCGAAACGGCGTACTCTCCTCACACAAAGCAATCACTTTCAACCGGTTTTCCGGAACTCAAGTCTGCCGGTACCGCCCACGATGAAATCGACATGGACGGCGGAACAATCCAGCGGAATATTGGGGCGGTGGATTTGGGGACACTCACATGGGACAATAACGGCACATTTGAAGATGGAAACGTTCAGTTCATCGCAAGAGTCCCCGGAAGAGCCTACACGGGGAATGGATTGTGTGACAGATTTGAAAAATCAGAAGATAACGCCCTAGGAACGTATACACTCAGAACGACCGGTGACCAAATTACTTTTGCGGCGCCAAAAGGCACCGAAATAAATGCGTTTATTGAATCCGTGAGCGGTGCAACATTGTATTATGAGCTGGAAACACCGACAACCGAGCAGGTCGTCGTCCCGGAAACTCTGCAAGAATGGCTACCGGTAGAAGCCGGCGGAACAGTTGCGTTCCGGAATGCAGACGAATCGAAACAGCTCCCGGTGCCGGATGCGGTGAGCTGGGTGCGGAAACTTGACGAGGTGGAGTAATGGCAAAATTAGAAAAATTGTACGAGATTATCGACAAAGAGAACTTTGAGCCGGGCGGAACGCTTGAGGAGCGGGTCGCCGTGCTGGAAGAAGTGCTGCAGGAACAGGTTATGGCGGTCACAACCGCAAAAGAAGATGATTAACGGAATGCCACCGAAAAGGTGGCTTTTTCGTTGCCAAAATTCAAGAAGGGAGGTGATACCATGCGAATGTACGTAACTACCGAGGATGTTCTTTGGCTTGCGGGTGCAATCGTGGCTATTTCAGCGGCAATTAAAGTCGTATGCGGCGCAATCGAACAATTCCGGAAGCCAAACAAAACACAGGATGCGAGAATAGCAGAATTGGAGCGGAAGGCTGTTAATGATTACAACCGACTCAACCAGCTTGAAGAAGGCAACATCATTACACAGCGGGCTCTTTTGGCACTTCTGGCACATGGAATTGATGGAAATGATATCGAAGCAATGCGGAAGGCGAAAGCGGAGCTGACGGACTATCTAATCGAACGCTAGGATTGCTCTACAGCGCCATTATTTAGCTTCTAACAGTTTTAAATCAGTTAACCTTATAACTTATCACTAATATTTTTTTAAACGCTTAAAACAGCGGAAAAGGAGAAGAAAATGGATATTTCTATTGTAAATGATTACTTCGTACCGGCGGTAGTTGTGATGTGCCTTTGCATTGGCTACATCATGAGAAACTGGATGCCAACGGATAACAAGTGGATTCCAACGGTGCTGTTTGCCGTCGGTATCGTATGCGGAATCGTGGTAGACGGTCTGACCTTTACGGCGGTAGTTTCCGGTGCAGTATCCGGACTGGCGGCAGTCGGATTGAATCAGGCTTTCAAGCAGGCATTGGGCTTGAATGTTCGCCCGGACATTGAAACCACCGACGAAGAGGTGCAGGATTACGAACTGGCAGAGGAAGAGGATGAAGCAGAAGAAGGTGAAGATGATGAGTAAGACGATTGCGGTACATTGTGGGCATGGCGTGAGCTTGGACGGAAGCTGGGATTCCGGTTGTGTATATAAGGGGCATTCCGAGGCGAAATTGATGTTAGCCATCACGAAGGCGGCGGTCAAGTATTTGAGAGCTTCCGGTGTAAAGGTTCAGTCGGATGCAGACCATGGGAATAACAAAAACATGATTGCCGATGTACGGCAGGCGAACAATTCCGGCGTTGCCATGTACTTGTCTATCCACTGTGATTATTCCGGGGCTCCGAGGGGCGTTATGCCGCTGTACGTTTCCGGAAGCGGAAAAAAGCTTGCTAAGTGCCTTGAAAAGACCATTAAAAAAGAAATGGGTATGAAAATCACGGGGCGTGCAGAAGCGGACAGACCTTTTTGAGCTGAACGGTACGGACATGACGGCGTGCATCCTCGAAACCGGAAGCATTAAGGGCGATTTGGCTACACTGAGAGCCCATCCGGACAAGTACGGAAAAGCCATCGCAAAGGGCGTGTGCAGCTACTTGGGCGTGCCTTTCAAGGATGGAAAGAAGAAACCCAGTAAAGAAATCTACCGTGTAAGGAAAACATGGAACAATGTTACGTCTCAGGAGGGTGCATTCAGCGACTTAACCAACGCAAAGAAGTGTGCCGATAAATACGGCTACTCTGTTTTTAACAGTAAGGGAAAGGCGGTGTATCGTGGCAAAAAGTAGGAAGATAAACAGAACATACGTTGTTATCAAGGCTGACCCCCTGCGGGTCAAGCCTTCTTACAAATCGAAGCGGAAAAAGACCCTTGCGGTCGGAACGAAGGTACACGCCACCAAAATTAAAGGCTATTATATTTACGTTCCGGCACTTAAGGGATGGACCATCTGGAAAGACTCAAAGGGTCAGAAATATGTCCGTCTGGTATCGGTTCCGAAAAGCACGAAGGCTGACAAGTTGCTGGCGGCACTGAAAACCAACTCCGCAAAGATGATTAAGGCACACGTGAAGTATTCGGCGAACCATGCCTGCAAGAGCCTAGCAAGCGCCTTGAAGAACAAGAGAACGAATTGTGCTACATTCGTATCTTTTGGCTTGCAGTCAATCGGCGTGCTTCCGAAAGGAAAATACATTTGGCTGGATACAAAGATTCACGGCTCCGGCAGCTCTCGCATCCGGAAGAAAGCAAAGATTGCATATCCTCGAAAATCGTGGAAATACGCAAAGCTGAAAAAGGGCGACATTTGTGGTTTTGCTAACAAGCCGCATACAATGGTTTATGCCGGCAAGAGTAAGAGCGGATATCCGCTTTGGTATTCGGCGGGCGGTTCCGATGTGAAAGCCAAAAACTACGGACCGAAACGAAAGAAAAGTTATGAGAAGCGGAAAATCTATGTGAGGATTCGGTTGAAGTAATGACAAATGAGGTAATATGGACAAAAATAGTGCTTGAGAGATTTATTGAACAGGCTAATTTGTCGGAGGATGAAGAAATCGTGATTCGGACACGGGCGGCAGGGTGGAGCAGAATAAAGCAGGCGATGGAGCTGAATCTTTCGGTATCAACGATAGACCGGATTACCAGCCGGTTAAAACGGAAGTATGACGAAGTGCAGGCATCCGACCCAATCCTACCCCCACGGCAACGTGGAGTTTACAAGTGAATAATGTGATAGTAAGGCGGCAGTTAATCGAAAGATTAGCTGCCGTCTTTTTTTTTATCATTAAATCACAAGAAAGGAGAAAAGCCATGTACGGATTTTATCAGCAGCCATACGGCGAACAGCTTATTCGGGTAACCGGACTTGACGGCGCTAAAGCGTATCAGATGCGCCCTAACAGTGCCGTAGCGCTATTCGATGGGGCGGAAGATATCTTCTACCTTAAGTCAACGGACGGTGCCGGGTTTCCGACGATTCGGGTATTCCGGTTCGAGGAAGTCACAGCTACACCGGCAGCAGCGCCGGAGTATATCACCAAAGCGGAGTTTGAACAGTTTAAGGAGGAAGTCTTAAATGGGAAGCAGCATATTCAGGAATCAGAACAATAATCAGCTAGGTGATCTAGCGAATCGTGCAAAAGCCATGATGAACGATTCAAGACAAATGCAGAACGTAATGGGTATGTTATCCGGAAGGGGAGTGTCTGCGGAACAGATGGTGCGCTCTATCTGTAGGGAGCGTGGAATCGATGTTAACGAATTTATGAACAGCATTAAATAGTTAGTGAAACTTAGAGAAACTTAGAATCGGCACAAAATGTATCGTTTCTGACACGAAATGACACGTTTCGACACGATTAAGCACATATATTTAAAAAAACTACCATATTTTTTTAATAACCACTTGCGCAAGTGAAATTTAGCGAAAGTTATTTTAGTTTTTTCGAAATTATTTGACTTTCGCGGAAGTTAGTTAAATTTATCGTCAATTATTTTACTTATTCGGAGAAATCCGAAGGAAGGAGAAGGAAATGGAAAACATGAGCTTGTCTGACATTGCCGCCGTGACAAAGGATAATGATGATTATTTTGGCAACGGTGGAATGTGGATTTTCGCACTGCTGATTCTCATGATGATGGGCGGAGGCTATTGGAACAGGGGCAGCAATCAATCTGAACCTGTCACCGAAGCGGGGTTGTGTAATGCGATGAACTTCAACGGTCTTGAGAATTCGGTCGGGAGACTTAATGATAGCCTTCAGAACGATTACATGGGCGTGCAGAACGGTATCTCGAATCTCGGTTACGAAACACTCCGAAACTTCAATGAGACTCAGAACAGAATTTCTGATTGTTGCTGTATCACTCAGCGTGGTATTGATGGCGTTAATTATAACGGAGCAATCAATACGGCGAACATCAATGCGAACACTACAGCACAGACTCAGAAGATTCTGGACGCATTATCTCAGAACAAGATTGAGTCGTTACAGGCACAGGTTACACAGCTTCAGATGCAGAACGCAATGTGCGGTGTCGTAAGATACCCTAGCGCTACAACGTATTGTAGCGGTGCTAATCCGTTCGGTGCCTGTGGATGCGGAAGCGCTATTTAACCAAGTGTAAAGGCATATAGCCAAGGAGGAAGCTATGAGTTGTAAAAGTGCGATTTATGCGGTGAATACCAGCACGGCGACTATTCCGGAAGGTGGAACCTATCAACCGAACACCATCATTAGAAGGTTTGGTCAGTGCTGCCAAATGGCGAACAACGCCATGGAGTTGAACGGGCAAGGCTACTATGATGTTGCGGTCACGGCTACGGTAATCGGAACGGTTGCGGGCAATGTGACCATGACGGTATATCAGGATGGGGCGGCGGTTCCCGGAATGAATGCTACACAGACCATCAAGGCTGTTGGCGATACCGTAACGCTCGGAACAAGTGGTATCGTGCGGGTGTACTGCGGAAAGAACAGTTCGACAATTACTGTTGTAATCGGCGGTCAAGCCGTGACAGGAAGCAATCTTGCTATCGATATCACAAAGCAGTAAAAGAACAAATGTTCTTGCGTGAACTTTGAAAGAGGTGTATAATAAAACTGTGAATTTTACCATGCGTTCTAGGTATCATTGAGCGCCTCCTTTCATTAAATACGAGTTCTATGGAAAAAGAGTCGGAGTTATCCGGCTCTTTTTTCATGTTACAACCGCCAATGCTTCAACGTAAACAGCAGTCCTATTAACGTATCCTTGCACGGTATTTACAAGGAAACCTTTGATTTCAACGAAAGAGAAAAGCGGAATATATGTCGTATCGGCGCCAATACAGCGGATAAATACGCCATCACAATTTACGATAAAGAAGTTCTTACAACGATGAGATAACAAGCCAATCAGATTAACGCAATTAGTCATACACATACTCCTTTCATGATTTCAAGTAATATGTGGCGATTTTACACCTTACATTAAAAAAGCACAAACCATTTTCGGGGTGGAAAAAAAGACAAAAAAAGCCCTTTTTATTACCTTTTGATAAGTGATAAAATACAATAGAATGGAGGTGTTAAAGATGAAGGTGGAAATTCACGAAATATTGAAATTCGTACGGCAAAAGTCGAAGAAATCACAAGAAGAACTAGCATTTCTATTGCAGGTAGACGTTAAGACAATTAGGAAGTGGGAAACCGGAAAAAGTGAGCCGCCGTGTTCAAAGGTTGTCGAATGGTTCCGGGGCGTTGGCATGAATCCAATACCTTATTTGCTTGTGTACGCATATCCTAATGATTTCAAATTGGAAGAAATGCAGGATGCAGACAAGATAGCAAAGCTCTATGAACTCATCACCGAGAACTTGACCATCGAGGATAAGAAGGCATTGGTTCAGATATTTTCGGGAATGCACGGGTCAAGTCCATCTTCCGTGATTCAACTCACGTTGGCACATTTGAGCAACCCATTGTTGGAGAGAATTTATGTTGCAGAATTTATACTGGAGCAGTACAGATTCAACCATATGAACGACGAAGAAGGTTATCATCCAAATATAGAAATGCTGGAGCGGGCAGTACAGGCAGCTAAAGAAGCCGTCGAGAAGGGTGATGAAGGCTACATCAATACAATGGATGATATGTAACGGGAGTGTAACATTTTTTTAGTATACACCAGTATGCACTAGTATGTATTAGTTGCACGGACTGTTGAAAAGTAAGGGTTTTATACAACCATTGCCTACCAGTGCATACTAGGGTGTCGGGTTCGAGTCCCATGTCCTCCGCCACTGAAAACCTTGAAACTCAATTGTTTCAAGGTTTTTTTATTTTTATTTGTAACACGCATGTAACATTTTGAAATTTTTCGCCTATTTTTCCACAGATTTTGTGAGCATGTCGCCTAGTGCAGATGCTAGTTTATCTTCTTCTTCCTTCTTCTCGAAGAGGTGTGTATATATTCCGAGGGTCGTTGATACGTTAGCATGACCCATGCGCTTTGATACGGTGGCAGGGTCAGCGCCAATAGAAATACAGATAGAGGCGTACGTGTGCCTTAGGGCATGAAATGTAATAGGCTCAAGACCGATGCGCTCCATGTAACGCCTTAATCGTCTGGCGCACTCTCCAGGGTGGAATGCTTCACCATTTTGTTCTTTAATTAGATAATGAGAATCAGTCCACAGCGGACCGAGCTTCAATTTCTGCTCTATGTGATGTTTCCGGAGCGCCTTTACGTCACGAATCACGGGCGCCGGAAGGATGCACAACCGTTCACCGGAGGATGTTTTGGTATCTTTAATGAATTCGTTTCCTATCCGGTGCATATATCTAGTTCGCTGAATATAGAACCGTCCATCGTCCGGTATTTCATTTTCTAATATCCCCATTATTTCCCCCCGCCGGAGCGAGCCGAAAAGCGCAAGCTCGAAACAGACCCTTTGGTCAAGTGGGATTTCGTCAAGGTGGGAACAGAACACGGTGAAGTCTTCCGGCGAAAGTATCTGGATTTCTTTTTTCTTGTTTGATGGAAGTATAACGTCGTGGCACGGATTACTTTTCAGAAGCTCCCAGTTAACCGCAATCAAACAACAAAGGCGGAGGATGGAATAGGTATCTTTCACGGTTTTCGGGGACAGGGTTAAAGATAGGTCATCTATCCACGCCTGAATGGTCCTAGGTGTTAATTTCGGCAAATCTAGCGTTCCCATGGTGATATTGATTCTCTTAAGTGCAGCGTTATAGCCGTACACGGTATTTTGTGATTTGTTGTTTATAACCTGATTCCATACTGCGCTACACATATCCGACACTGTTTTACATTGCGAGGACACGCCGGAGATTGATTCAACCCAATCATCTATTTGAGCGTTGAGATTCTTTTTTGATGTGGCGTGAAAAACTTTTGATTTCTGCTTTCTTTTGCCGGTATAGTCCGGCTCTAAATCTACCCATACCCGGTACTTATTCCGTTCTAGCTGTTTGATATGCATAACATCACTTCCTTTGACCGACTATAAAATCAAGCTGCTTATCCATATAGTCAACTTCTGAATCGTCTAAGTTGGAGGCTTTTATCTTTGCGCAAAGGTCGTTAGATGAGCTTTGCATTTCGACTAAAGCCTTAAACTCGGGATTGTCGGAATCAAGAATATAATCAATATAATATTCTTTATTGAGTCCTTCCGGAATATCCGCTTCCGTGAATCCGGCGAGATAAGCAGGGTTCACATCTAAAACCTGTGCAAATTTCGCAACCTTATCACGTGGAATATCTCGTTCCCCTTTTTCAATTTTATTGATAGTAGACCTAGAACTATAACCGACAAGCCGCCCTAATTCTGCCTGTGATAATCCTCGCCGCTCTCTTTCTTTTTTTATTCTCTTGCCTATATTATCCATCATAAACTGCCTCACTTTCTGATAGTTCTTATTGATATAGTACCATAAAGTTAAACATAAATTAAATAATAATTAAAATAATGTTGACATGGAGTCGACATAGTGCTAATATAGACGTAGGCTAAAAGTCTACGAAAGGAGGGAGTCATGACCGACAAGCAGAAGTTTGATGAGCGTGTTCAAGAGTGCGGCTACAGAATGGAATATGTGGCGGAGCAACTCGGGATTACCGTTCAAGCCTTATATAACAAGCGTTGCGGAACTAGAAGCTTCACGGCGCCGGAAATCAAGACGTTATGTGAGCTGCTGTCAATCGATACGATGGCAGAAATGCGTGATATTTTTT